CCACCGCCATCACGCCAAAGATCAGCGACAGCGTGAAGGGCACGCCGCCGCGCCCGATGCCGCTGTGGACGACATGGTGGCTACTCGTGGCCTCGACGGGCGCGGTGACCCTGCTGCGCAAGAGCCCGCAGGTGCAGCTCGTGCGCACCGGTTCCAGCACGGCCTCGTAATTTCCCTTTTTCCTCCCCTCTCATGGATCCGCAAGAAATCCAAATCGCCGAGCCCGTCGCCTCGCCCATCCCCGGGGTGCTGGCGCTGCGCTTCCGCGTGCCGAAGAGCAAGCTGCGCCAGGCGATCATGCCGACGCCGCTGGAGACGACGTATCTGGAATGCCAGCTCCCCGGCCGCATCCGGCTGGATGAGTTTGGCAGCTACGTGTTCAGCTCGGATCAGGACGGACCTGCGGGGTATCACGAGTTTTTGTTTGTGCCGGAACGCAGCGCGGCGGAAATCGCCACGCCGGTGCCCAGCCTGAGCCATCCGGACACGCAGCCGTTTCCATGGAAGCCGTGCCTGATCCAGCTCGGCGCGCTGGAGGACGACACGCAGCCGCTGACGTTTGAAAGCGGCGGCACCACGGTGGAAGTGGCGCGGTTGTTTGGTCGCATGCACCTGCTGCCCGGCGGCATGTATGCCAGCGAGATCGAGACGGAAGTGTTTGTGGCGCATCGCCCGTTCACGCGGGAGGAGATGGGCGTGCTGGAAACGCAGGTGACCACACGCGTCCAGTGGCAGGGCCGCAACCTCGACGTGGATCTCGACTGCCTGCATGGCTTGGTGGAGTTCCCCGAGACGCAGACGAGCGGGCGCGCGGTGTCCGGCCTGGGCACGGTGAACAATCCGCTGGTGCTCACGGGCAAGACGGTGTTTCCGCCGACGCCGATGCCGAAGTGGAAGCGTCATTTGTTTGACCAACGGCATGAGCCGGTGGGCGGCATGTGGCGGCTGACAAACCAATGGGTGAACCCGCCGCGTGGCGCGCGGCGCATCCTGGGGGCCGCCGTATGACGCATGCCGAGCGATTCACCACGGCGCGGGCGCGGCCTTCGCTGACCGAGGCTTTGCCGCAGGCGGCCAGCGCGTCCGCGTTTGGTGGCGGACTGACGGTGCCGAATCGCGTCCGTTCGTTGGATGACTCCACGCGGCGCGGGCGTGCGGGTGCGGACGGAATTGACGGCCAAGACGGAGCCCCCGGAGCGCCCGGCGCAGACGGAATTGACGGCCAAGACGGAGCCCCCGGTGAGCAGGGGCCACCGGGGCCCGAGGGTCCAGCGGGCCCCAAAGGCGGTGACAGCATCCGCACCAATGCGCACGGGACCAAAGCCGTCGGCATTGTGGAAGGCACGCAGGGGCAATGGCTGGACCTGGTGCCGCATGGCGAGCCCATCGAGCCGTGGCTGGAAGACGAACTGGTGGAGCCAGTGCGCTTTGTGAGTGAGTGCGGGCGCTTTGACCTCATCGTGGGCGTTCCCAAGCACTGCGAGCACTGGCGCATGCCGACCAAAACGCCGCAGCAGGCCGAGGCGGCCAAGGCGCAGTGGCGGGAGATTTCACAGAACACGCTGCTGGCTCGAATCGAATCGTTAGAAGATGCCATCGCCCAGCTAAAAGGCGTGGCGTAACATTGGTTTTTCAGATAGACTCCACCTCAACCATCACATTCCCTTATGATTGCCGTTCCTCAAACCGACGCCATGTTTCGCTGGCACCAGCAAAACCAAGAGGCCCAGGAAAACGCCAGGACGGGCGGCGGCGGGCCTGTCATGTTTTCACTGAATCCGCTCCTGCGTGATCCCGCAACGGGGGCCATGCCCAGCGCGATGCCGCCGACGCAAGGCAGCATTCCCCCCGTGCCAAGCAACGGCCTGAGCCAAGCACCGATCCCAAGCATGGGCACGATGCCGGGCACGATCCCGCCGATGCCGTTTGGCATGCCGGGCATGATGCCGGGGAACAGTGTGGGGGCTAATCGCTGGACGATGGGCGAAGATGGCCGCGAGGTGGATGTGAACACGGGTCAGCACCGCATCAAAGGTTATTCACGCAAACAACCTCCAATCCCGTTTGGCGGTTTCCGCGCGAACGGCGGGCCGGTGCGTCCGGGCATGGCGTATGTCGTCGGGGAGCGCGGGCCGGAGCTCATGGTGCCCTCGGCGCCGGGGATGATCGTGCCGAATGGCGGCAGCCGCGTGGCGCAGAGCCCGATGAACCGCCCTTATGCCGAGCTGGTAGGTGGCACGGGCAGTCTGGCGAATCGCGGCGTGCGCCAGATCGGCCGCAGCATCAATGATCCGCAGCGCGCGGCGGAGATCGCCATGCGCCGCCTTCGTCAAAGTGGCGATGTGGTGGGTGCGGCACGCCTGGCGCAAAGCAATGCGTTTTTCCAAGATCGCATGGGCCGCTCGATGCCGATGATGGCGCCGCCGATGATGCCGATGGCTGCGCGTGAACGGCTGGCTCCGCTGCTGGATGCGAACACGGGCATGCCGGTGCCGTCGATGGACGAGCCAATGCCGGACCTGCCTGCGAATGCGGCTCCCATGGAGCCCGCGCCGCCGCCGCTGAGCTTTGAGCAGGCTTTCCAACAAAGCCCCTTGGGCAACAGCGGCCCGCCGCCGCTGAGCACGGCGATGCAGGTGCCGTTTGATACGCCGCCGGAGATGATGGCCAAGCTGAATGCAGGCTCGTTCGCGGGCGTGTATGGTCGCGCGCCTGCTCCGGTGGCGACAATGCCAATTCCGGGCACGGATTACGTGACGCCGATCTTCAACGGCAAGCCGAGCAGCCAAACGCTGCCGGTGAAACCCTCGGGCACGACGGGCTATGCGCCCGTGCAGGGCGTGCCGGGCCTCATGGTGCCGACAGGACCAGGCGCGGATAAACTGCCGCCGATGCAGCAGACGCCGAATCCGGGCTGGAGCGTGACGGGCCAACCCAAGACGCGGATGGAGCCGATGGGCGGCGCGACACCGAAAGCCCCCAGCGGCATCCAATACACCTACGACGCGGCCGGCAATGTGACGGGCGGTGTTTATCCGCGCTACAATCCGGCCACGGGTCGGTTTGTGATTTCCAAACTGGATCTGGATGGCGATGGCGTGCCGGATGTGCAGCAGGGCGGCGCCGGGGCTGCCGCTGGCGCGGCGAAGGTGCCTGCGTGGAAGTCGCTGATGCAGTGAAAACCCGTGCTGCGCACGGAATGACGAAACCAGAATGACGAATGATGAATGATTCCAATCCACACGCTGAAGCGTGAACAACTTACTTTTTATGACACCGGCAGACATTGAGGACATGCTTACGGACGCGGAGTTTCAAGCGCTGCCGTTTGATCAACGGCAGACCGTGGCGGAACGCGCCATCGGCACGGCTGGACAATGGGTAGCGGAGAATGGTGGATGGACGCCGGAGAAATGGCGCACGTTTGGGGATCTGGCGCAGCAGACGCGGACGCAGATCGCGGACAGCGAAACGCTGGGCGAGAAGGCGGCCTGGGCCGGTGGCGTGGTGGTGGATACGCTGAAAGATGCCATCAAAACGGCAGGCGTCGGTGTGGCCGGTCTGTCTCCGGTGGCGGCTCCTCGGGATGCGGCGGGCGGTGGCTCGCGCTTGGAAGCGCAGATGCCAGGCAAAACGCTGGGCAAGTCCTTTGCTGCCAATGCGGCGGCGCTGGCCACGGGTGTGGCGGACAAGTTGCTCAAGGATGCCGAGCCGGTGGACACCGAGCTCGCGGCGCTGCGCACGGAGATCGACCAGGGTGCTTTCTTTGATCACCCGAAAGGCGTGCAGGGTTGGCTGGATGATCGTGCGCAGGCGGTGCAGGCGAAGCAGGCGAAGTATTACGAGGACGAAAACTGGGCGCAGCAGAATGATCTGTTGGCGAATCCGGACAACGCGGCGTTGCTGAATGATTACCTGCTCACGCGGAGCCCGCAGAGCTGGGATGCGCTGCGCAGCGCGGTGCTGCGCACGCCGGGGCAGGAGATGATCCGCGCGGCGAAGCAAGACATCACGCAAAAAAGCGCGCTGGGCCGCAGCTTCCCGGGCAATGAGCAGTATATCAGCGAGGCGACCGATCCGGCGGAGCTGGCGGGCACGGTGTTTTCCGTGGGCGCGGGCAAGCTGGCGATCACCGGCGGACGCAATTTGATGCAGCGCGGCGCGGCTTTGGCCGGCGGTGTGGCGGCTGAAACGGCGGGCGAGCAAGTAAGCGCTTTCATGGACGATCCCAACATGACGTGGGAACAGCGTCGCGAAATCGCTAAGCAAAGCGTCATCGCCAGTCTCGGCCTCGCCGGGGTAGGCGCGGGCGTGACGGCGGCAAAGCGCGCGCTGACGACGACTCCCGAGAATGCCAGCGTAAATGACAGGACTGTCCCAATGCCCCCGGCCGATCAAACGGTGCCGGATGCAGGGACTGGTGCAGGTTCGACTCCTGCCGCTGGCTCCTTTGTCTCGCCGCTGCCGGGCATCGCGCAGCGCGCGGGCACGGTCGATGTGGCACCGCTGGTGCCCGGGCTGGAGGCGGAGGATCTGGGACCGCTGACGGCGGCGGATGTAACAGACCTTAATCCGGCTCCTGCTGCTGCTCCGACTCGCCAGCCGATCCTCACGAATGTGCCGGATGCACGCACGGCGGCGCAAATTGCGGAGAGCCAGCGCATCGAGGAGGCACGCCAGGCCAAGGAAGCGGAGATGCGGATGCTGGATGCGAAGGCGCGCGGCATGCCGTTGATTCCGGACAGCCCGATGGGTAGCCGGGACATTCTCGACTGGGCCAATGAGAACCCCATTTACCTGCCACCGGGCTTTTCGGAAGATCGCAAACTGCCAGAGTATGAATCGCTGAAGCGCAATCCGCTGCCGAATTACTGGCGGCAATTCGTGGCGAGCGCCAAACAGGGCGGCAACCCGGACAGCGTGGCGCAGCGGGCCTTTGATGCGGGCCTCATTCCCGAGCCGTCGGCGGATGCTTATTTTGCCGCGCTACAGGATGGGATCGCGGCGCGGAAACAATACCGGGTGCAATTCCAAGCGCGTGACAAAGCGCTGGCACAGGAGGAGAAACGCGTGGTCGATTTCGAGAAGTCGCAGACCAAGCTGGCCAAGAAGCCCGCCGCGCAGGAAGTGCCTTTTGATGAGATCGTGCCCGGTGACCGCATGACGATCGACGGCGAAAACGCCGTGGTGAAAAATGTGGAATACAACGAGGACGGCTACCTCACGAACGTGGTGATCGAGGACGGCAAGCGCTTTGGCCTCATGCAGTTCGACGCGCAGAATCGCGGCGGCATCCTGGTGGATGAGTTCAAGCCGCAGCCGCGGCAAGCAGTCGAGGATTTTGAGTTGGGAGATGATGCCAACCAAAATGTAGGCGCTGACGTGTTTATTGAGATGATGACGCCGGAACAGCTTTATCAGATTGGTGCGGCTTTGGATGTTGAAAAGGCAAACCGGCGGTGGAATGCAGCCCGGGAGGCGAATAATCCGCGTGAAGGCGATTTGGCGAGCATGGATTTTGCCGCTGCCAAGGCCGGCGCTGGACCTAATGCTCAACGCATTGAGCAAGAGCGCATGCAAGCTGTGGATTTAGCCGTTCGGCAAGGGCGTCCTGTCAGCGCGGATGCAATGGAGAACTGGGCCAAGTATCCTAGCTCAAACGGTTTTGATGCTACTGGCAACATCCCCCGTCGCGGCATTCCGGCTGGTTATCAAAAGCAAGGTTCGATATATGTGGCAGTTACCACCACCACGCTGCCAGCCACGTCAGCAGCCACAACGCCAGCGCCAGCAAGCCGGGCCACATCGGGCCCGGGGGCGGGCGGGCAGACAATCGGAGAAACCAGCGGCGGCGCATTGCTGGACGTAGCACCGAGCGCTCGACCCCTCAATCGCGGCGAGACGGCCGCTCCGCAACGCGCGGATGTGCTGGCCGAACTGGGCGCAGCCACGCGCGAGGGCGAAGCGAATCAGGCGCAGGGCCGTCTCGGCCTCGGCACGGGCCTGAATCCGTCCGGCATGACGGCGGGCTTTGTGAACGCGGACATCGTAAACGAGGCACTGGATTTGATCCAACAGGGCTTCACGACTTTTGCGAACTGGTCGCAAGCGATGCTGACGCGGTTTGGTAAGGCGATCCGGCAGTATCTGGCCGGGCTGTGGCAGCACGTGCAGGCGCAGGTGCAGGACCGCAGGGTGACGTTTGCCGGGAAATCTTTTGTGCTGCCTGCGCCGACGAAGCAGGGCTTTGTGGCGAATCCTTTCCACAAACCGGGCGAGGCTTTCCGCGTGAAGGCGCAGGTGGGCCGGGCTTTGCTGACGGGCTCGCCTTTGCCGAAGGATTTCACCAAGGTGCTGGATGCGACGGATCATGAGCGGCGCGCGTTTGATCAAACGGCGGCGCTGGTGGGCCGGGATCTGGCGGCGGCGGTGAAGGCTTTCGCGAAACGCAGCGGCATGCTGGAGCAAGCAGTGTGGGATCAGGTGGAGCCGGTGATGACGGGCCAGCCAGGCGCTTTAGCTGTGCTGAATGCACTGGACGCCAATCTGGGCGAGCGCGCGCGGCGGGCTCGCAATTTGCTGGATGACCTGAGCGCGGCGGTGGCCCGCACGATGCCGGCCGGGGAAATGCGGAACACGATCCTGGGCAATCTGGGCCAGTGGATGCGGCGCGGGTATGCGGCTTTTGATCCTGAAAGCGGCTGGAGCTTTGACAGGGTGACGGCGGCGGCCAAGGATGGCAAGCTGATCGGTGGCAAGGACGCGGCGCTGATCCTCGCAAATGCACGGACCTACCTGCAAGGCCAGAATCCCGGTGCCACGGCGGCTGAGATCGAGGCGGATATGCGCGATCTGATGGACCGCGATACGTGGCAATCGGCGCTGCTCGGTGGCACGGTGAAGAAAGCGGTGGGCAGCCTGATGCGGCGCAAGGACATCGCTCCGGAGATCCGGGCGCTGATGGGTGAGGAGACGAATCCGCTGCATCGCTACCTGCAAAGCGCGAAGTTTCAGGCGCAGCTCATCGCCCGCCATCACGGGCAGGTGGCGATGCGCACGATCGGGCTGGCCACGGGACTGCTGAAAGCAACGCGCGGCGGTGTTTACACCGTGGAGATTCCGAAGGAAGGCTATCGCTGGAGCGGGCTAGGTGGCACCTTTACCACGCCGGAGATGATGCAGGCGCTGGAGAACAGCAGCGGCATCCTGCAAGATGGCAACACCTGGGGGGGCTGGCTGGTGAAGACGCTCAAAGTGCTCGGCAATGAAGCGAAGCTGAACCGCGTGGCGATGAACCCGGATTCGTGGCTGGTGAACGTGCTCGGTGGATTCATGAGCACGGTGCAGAGTGGCGACATTTTTGCGACGGGCCTTCTGAAGTCATTCAAGCAACAGCCAAGCGCAGCCGATCGCAGCTTTGCCAGCCGCGTGAAGGAAGCGGGCAGCACGATCGGCAGCTCTCGCACGGCGGCCACAGCAAACGCTTTGCAAGATGCGCAGCGCGCGCTGCTGGCTCGGCTCACGGAGCAAGGCGTGATCGGCAGCAGCATCACGCTGGCGGACATTGAGGCCAGTCTGCCGCGTCATTTGCTGCAATGGGTGGCGGAAAGTGAAACGCGTGATCGTGCACTGGGTGCGGTGCAAGGTGCGCTGATCGGGCAATCCATCGGGCGCGGGGCCGGTGTGACGGGTCGCGCCATCGGCGGTGCGCTGGGTGCTGTGGGCGGTGCTGTCGCAGGCACGCAGAACCTTCAGAAGTGGCGGCAGAAGGTGGCCGAGTGGACGATGACCAAGCCGGACAATCTTTTCCGCGTGACGGGCTGGCTGACGAACTACGAAACGGCGCTGGCCGCTGGCATGCAGCCGGACACCGCGGCAAAGTGGGCGAGCGAGCGCACGCTGAACACATTCCCCAATTACAACGCGTTGCCCGCGGTGCTGCGGGAGTTTTCCAAGCTGGGGCTGGTGGGCAGCTTCATCGCGTTCACGCATGAGGTTTATCGGAACACCTACTGGAACATCCGCTATGCGCTGCGCGAGATCGGTAGCGGCAATCAGGCGCTGCAAGCTCGCGGTTTGCAACGGCTGGCGGGCCTCTCAAGCATCGCGGCGCTGACGTTTGGCGGCGGGCTGGCGTCGATGCTGGGCATGAGCGGCGCGGCCGGTGCGGATGACGAGCGCAACAAGATGTTCCGCAAGTGGTTTGCCGCGCCGTGGGAGCGCGATGCGGTGCTGGCCTTTGATAAGTTCACGCCGGAGAGTGTGAGCTACCTGAACACGAGCTATCTGCTGCCGCAGGTGACGCTGCAAGAGCTGGCGCAGGCCGCTGGCGAAGGCCTGTCTGAAGGCGAGGCGGTGCAGCGCGTGCTGGGCCGTGTGTGGGAGCAGTTTGCGGGCAGCAGCGTGCATTTGAGCCCGATCATCAATGCGGCGCTGAATGTGGATCGCAACGGCCGCCCGATCACGAACCGCCCGGGCCTAGCCGGTGTGCTGGAACGTGTGGACAGCGCGGTGGCGACCATTGGCGAGCCTGGCTTTGCCGAGAAAATGACGCGCATCGCCTACGCGCTGCGCGACGCCGAGCGCCGGGGTCGGAAATTCAGCGTGGAGCAAGAGGTGAAGCGCCTGTTTGGCCTGCGCGGCTACGAGCGCACGTGGGACACGCTGGTGAAGGGTCGATACTCCAAGTTTGGTGCCGAGTATCAAGCCATCCGCGACGATGCGAACCGCATGCTGGGCGAGAATTTGCCCGGTGCCCAAGTCAAAGCCGTGGAGGAAGCCAACGCCCGCATTGCCGAGCTGGACAAGCAGCGCGTGCAATTCGAGCAAGACATGCAGCGCCTGGGCATCGCGCCGATGATCGTGCGCGCAGCGCAGAAGGAAAGCGCTTTCAATAAACTCAACCCCGTGCGGCTCCGCGCCGATGGGAAACGCGTGGAGGCGGTGACGGTGCGGCGGTGATTTGACAGCCGTGATACACTGGCAGCCATGAAAAAGCTCATCACCTGTCTTTGCCTCACGGCTGCCGCTTTGCTTTTTGCCACGGACAACACGCCACCGAGCCCGGAAGGCATCGCGGTGAATCGGTATCAGCTCGCCTCGGGCGTGGTGCCGACGTTCAGCGATCGCCAAGAACCTCAGCCGACCATGTTCCGCATCGACTCCGCCACCGGCCGCGTCTGGAACCTCGTTGCCGTGCCCATGCTGACCCAAGGCCAAGCTCAACCCGTCATGACGTGGATCGAACTCCACGAAACGAACGGCATTCTCTATCAGAAAGCCCTGGAATCCCTCAAGGCCCCCTGATCTGTGGCAAGCCCTGTGACACGGGCCGTTTTGAGTGCGTGCATTTGCCTTGTAATCAGTGTTTTACACATGATCGGCCAGCGGGCTTAAAATCCGCTGCTCTGTGAAGGGCTTCCGGGTTCGAGTCCCGGCATCGGCACTGGGGAGAGGGGGCTTTACGTAGAGGAATGGGCTGGCGGTGGACGGGTTTGAGGGAGTGGATGGAGGGCGAATTGAGGCGTAAATGGAATGTATATCGACGTATATGGGCTTGACGGAGTGTGACGTTGGGTGTTACAAAGTGTGACATGAGCGACCGCAACGACTCTTCCCCTGCCCTTTCCTCTGCCGTGTCTTCGGGTTCTTTGGTGCCTTCGGGTGCTGCATCGGGCGTGAAGGCGTCTCGGCCGGCTTCATTGAAACGGCGCATCGCGGGGGTGAAGGTGCGGTTTTATAAGCGCACGGTGGCAGCGAATCTGAGCATGGATTTTGAGCTGGAGGGGGAGCGGTTTCAGGAGTCCACGGGGTGGCCGCACATTGCGGATGCGGAGCGGGTGGCGCTGCGGCGGATCGAGGAGATGAAGGCGGCGCGTTTTGCGCTGGGTGCTGGGGCGCTGGTGCGTGGCTCGATGGCGACGGTGGGGGATGTTTGCGCGGCGGTGACGGGCGGGGATAAGGTGATGGAGGATCGGACGCGGGCGCGGTATCTGGAGGCGCTGAGGCGGCTGGCGCGGGTGGTGGATGAGGCGCGGCCGGATGCGGTGGCGCTGCATGCGGTGCTGAATCGCGGGCTGCTGGAGCGGTTTGTGAGTGTGGGGCAGGGTCGGGATGGCCGAGGCGTGAATTGGCATGATGCGCTGCCGGGGAATGTGGGCCTGAATTCGACGCTGAGGAATGCGGCGAGTGTGTTTCAGGAGCGGATTGTGGAGCGGCACCTGAAGGGGTTGCGGCTGCCGCCGCTGGATGCGCTGCGGAAGTTTCCGGCGCTGCCGACGCCGCCGACGCATTTTGTGCCGTGGCCGACGGAGAACCTGGCGGCGATGGATGCGGCGGCGCAGGTGTTGAAGGTGGAAGAGCCGGAGCTTTACCTGTGCCACATCATGCTGCGCAGGCTCGGGCTGCGTGATGCGGAGCTGCTGGCGGCGCGGGCGAGCTGGGTGCAGTGGAATGAGGCGGAGGGGAAGGCGTGGCTGGATGTGCGGCCACGGGCGGCGGAGGGTGGCGAGCCGGGTTTCCGGCTGCTGAAGGGTGGCAGGCCGAGACGTTTGGCGCTGGATGCGGAGATCCAGGGGATGCTGAAGGGGCGCGCGGGGTTTTTGATCGGTGACGGCTGGACGGATTCACGCCGCTACGATTTCATTTATCGGGATCATTGCGAGTGGCTGCGGCCGTTTGTGCCGGCGGGTCGCTCCAAGGTGAACCATGAGCTGCGGAAGCTGAGCGCGAGTCGCGTTTATACGGCGCACGGGATCGCGGCGGCGGCGTATTTCTTGGGTGATTCCGTGGCGACGACGGAGGGGTATTACGCGACCTGGACGGGCGAGGCTCCGGTGGTGGAGTGGTGAGCGAAACAAATGTCGAAAGCAGAATGAGGAAACCAGAATGAGGGAACCAAAATGAGGAATGAGCAAGCGACGAGGCGGTATTTCTGGTTTTGCCGGTGCTATCCAGAAATGTGTTCTGGATAATCTTTGTTCGGCAAATTGCGGATGTCTCGGCCAGCGAAAACAGCGGCGGCCTCATCAATCGTGGCGAAGACGTGCGTGACCATTGGAGAGCAGTCAGAAAACAGGTGCATTCCACAGGGGCTTTCTCCCCGATAGAAGACTGGCCGTGCAAGTTCGGCAAGTGTGCCCAGCGCTGCAACTGCCGAACAAGCCTGCCGCTGGCAAGCTGCGCCAGCGTCTTGGGGTATTGAGTCAGTGTCCATTTTGTGAGTCTTTCGCTTCGGTTGAGTTTTCCGCCGGGCTTGCTGCCAGAGCAGGGACGTTGAGGTCACAAAACATCTGGCATTGGCAGTCGGGGCATTGGCAAAGCGTCGAGTCATATTCGCGATTGCATTGGAGGCAGCGGCGCCGGAGTCCATGCTGTGGGAGCAGTGGCATGCCAAACATGAGCCGGAACCGATTTCCTGTATGCAGCTTTGAGAGTGCGCGGTGATTGGCCGCGCGCTGTTCCGGCGTGGGAATTGGAACAAGATCGCCGCATGGGCTCTGATGGTTGGCGTGCATGGGATTAGGCATTTGATGGGACGGTGGAGAGGATTTCCGCCTCGATGACCGTGCTGCTTTGCTGTTCGAGGGCGGCGGCTTTGGCGGCGGCGGCTTTGGCGCGGGCCTCTGCTAAGCGATCCTGGGCGCTGATCGTGACGACGGCTTTGATTTCGGTGGGCATGCCGTTGAGGCTGCGCTCGATGTCGTGGGCGAGTTTGCTGCTCATGGAGACGGCCATGAGGTCGGACTTTTTGGCGTCGGGGATGAGCTCGGCCATTTTGCTGGTGCCCTGGAGGCGGGCTATGGCGGCGTTTTTGGCGGCGAGGTCGGCGAGCTGCTCGATGCTGAACTCGCTGCGCATGAGGGCGGCGATCGTTTGGCGGGATTTGTCGATTTCGAGGGTTTTGAGTTCGCGCTGGAGATCGGAGATGGAGGTGATGCCGTGCTGCGTGATCATCTCAATGCAGACGGCGTAGGATTCGGGGTCGCTGGATTTCCAGTTTTTGGCGGTGTGCTCGCGCCAAACGTCGATGGGACGCGGGGGGAGATCGGCGAGGGGAAGAGCGGGGGTGTCCATGGAGGTGGAAAGACAATGGGACAATCAGATGGGGAGACTGGGAGACTAAGCGGCGCGGGCGAAGGGGACAATGTTGGAGGCTGGCTGTGGCAGAGAGTCGAGGGGACTGCGGATTTCGCTGGCGAACATGATCTGGGCGATGAGAAGGCAGGGACCTTCGAGATGATGGGCGAGAGCTTGGAATTCGCTGCTGGAAAGCCAGACGGGGAGGCGCTGTTTTTGGGGTGGCTTGACCCATTCGGGCATTTGACCCAAGGGGGTGCCGAGGCCGTGTTTGTAGGCGAAGACGAGGGCGTTGAGGGCCTGCTGCTGGGTTTTGGGTGAGCAGCCGCCGGGGCGTGTGGCGAGATGGGCGAGGTAGCGGCTGACTTTGGTTTCTGAGTCGGCTGCATGGAGTCCGGACTGACTGCGGAGCCACAGGGCGTAACGTCGTGCCCAGCCTGCGTAGCATTGCCACGTTTTGCGGGCTTTGTGGTCCCTTTTGGCGGCGCAGATGACTTGCTCGATGAATTCGGAGGTTGTCATGATAACTCAGAATGGATGTGGGGTTAATTCAACTGTTCGGCTCAACAATCACACTCGACTGTTGGGTCATCATAAGGCCATCCAGCGGAGTGTCGGTTTGGGTCGGATTCATGGCATTTGTGTTGGTAGTAGGCATCCACAGCCTTGCAGTTCGGGCATTTCACATCCTGCGCCATCAGCACGCCTTTCGGGGCTTGGAACGAGTAGCGGCAACGGTAGCACATCAGCCTTCCAGTGAGGTCTTCGCCTTCGACGTAAAGCCGAACAAGTTGGTTGAGGTCAACGGGCGGGGCGGTGTGATTCGGAGTTTCCATTTGGTTAGAGAGTTGCGGGAGGTAGTGGAGCAGCGTTGTCCACCCGTGCCTCACCTATTGCGTTCTCCGGGAAATGGTCACAAATGAAGTGGTAGATCATGCCGTTGTCGCGGTGCCATTGGTCGCGCTGTTCGGGTTCAAGATTCTTCGGGCTATCTCCCCAAAGTTCGATCATCCAGTCTTTCAGCTTGTCGGCCAGTTCCGCCCGCGAGTAGGCCACGCGAAACGGAGAACAAGCCGTCGCATCCGATGGACCTAACGCTTTTCTTTCGCGGGCGCATGTCGGACATCCATTTCCGGGGAGGTAGGTTTTGTGGCATTTCGGGCATTTATTCATTGGCTTTTCCTTTCGCACCCACGGATGGACTTGTTTCGTTTGGCCCAAGAATCGAGCGCACTCGGGCAATGAATGCTTCTTTGGATTCGTGATCGGTGGTGACGACCTCCATTAGCGCCGAGATCTTAGACCATGCCTCAGAAAGTTGCTCTTGAGCGCATGGATCACATGAGTTCATTTCCGGTTCATCCGCCCATCCTGGGCGTATCCACCAAGGCCGAACAAGAGCGCCGCAGACAACGGGCGGGGGAGTCGTAGTTGCATTCATAGCTTTTTCTCGCCCGTGTCTGGGATTGATTCGTTCATTTTTGGCCGAGGATGAGGTTGACGGTTTTTATGAACCATTTAGCTAGGCTGTTGTCGGCCTGGATGGCGGACTGGAGGCGGTGCCAGGCTTCTAAGACGGCGGCGGGGCTGGTGTCGATGTGGCCGGTGGTGTAGGCGGTGACGGCTTCGTGGAGGGTGCCGGGATCGGACTCGGCGATGGCGGCGATGGTGATGTCGAGGCGGGGTAGGTAGTCGGGCGGGCAGTCGTCGCGCAGGTAGGCGATGAGCCAGCGTCGGGCGGTTTCGTCATCGACGGCGCGCAGGAGCTGGCCAAAGCGCTCGGGCCGCGGATGCTGGTCGCGGCGGATGCTGTCGATGGTGCCGCGTTTGAGGCCGGCGGTGCTTTCGAGGCTGAGGATGGTGCGCGTGGGGTTGCGCTGAAGGTAGTCTTCAAGCTGGACGGATAGATGGCTCATGCGTCCAGTCTGGTGCATTAAATCGTTGTTTTCAACAATTTTTTGATGCGGGAGGGTGTGCGGGCTTTTGAGTTTGGGCGCGGGGCTTTTTAGCTCCGGGGGTGTGTGGAGGGGGCTGAGGCCGTGGATCCTCGGTGCTGTGGCTGGGGGCTGCGGCGGGGCTGGGAACGGCCAAAATGGCGGCCTGGAGGGCGTCGGCGAGGCTGAGGCGGTGGGACCGGGCGTAGGCGAGAAGGTGGGCGTGGGCGGTGGCGCTGACGCGGGGGAGCGTGGTGCGGCGGGGCTGCTGGAGGGCGGGACGGCCGCGGCTGCGCTTGCGGGCGGTGTTTTTGGTGTTAGGCTGGGGGGTCATGGCGTTGGTGAATGCTGGCGCTGTTTGTGATGAGCCCCCGGCGATTTGCGGTCGCCGGGGGCTTTGTGCGTTTGGTGACTTTGTTGACCTGGTTGACGGGTTAGGCGGCTTCGGTTTCGGTTTCGGTGGCCAACAGGCTGATGGTGGCGCCTTCGTGGAGCTGGCACTCGCCTTCCAAGATGACCCAGCCGCCGCGCAGGTTGCCGCCTGTTGAGCGGCCGATGCCTGTGCAGCGTTGGCCGAGTTGGCCGAGGTCGAAATCTTCGACAGTGTGGTCGTCTGGGCCGGACCATTCCAGGTGGGCGGTTTTGATGCCGTGGTTGTCTTCAATGCGGGTGATGGTGGCGGTGGTCATGGCGGTGTTTGTGAGGTGGTGGTTGCGTTTGCGGTGCAGTGCTCGGGATGAGCATGTGGGAGCTTAATGCGTGATTTGTTGCGTGCAACAATTATTTGTTGAAATGTTTAACGGTGACGGACGGTGACGTTGTTGACCTGGTTGACGGGTTAGGCGGGTTAAAGATCCCAATGAATGCCGCGCGTGCCGTAGTAGGAGGTCGCAGCGGCTTCGCCTTCTTTGTGGGCTGTGGCGTTTCCGCACGGGGTGCAGACGCCATAACCGGTGTCTCTGTTCCACCATTGGCGGCCTTTGGTGCGCTGACCGCAGCAACAACAACTGAGGTTGCGCGCTGGGCGAACGGGGGCCGCGCTTTGACGGCGGAAGATGGTCGCGAGATCGGGCAGGAGGTAATCGCCGCTAGGCTGTAAGCGCGGGCGGTGGGCAAGGCCGCGACTGCGGGCGGCGCGCAGAAGATAAGCAACGCGGGCACGCGGCACATCGTGTGCGCGCTGCTCGCTGTAATAAACGAGGCTGAATGCGGCTTTGATGCGGACGGGCTGGGCAGGTGTTTGGGGAATGGACATGAAATGATGAGCGGTGAAAATTTGCCCGCGTGTGGGATGCGCGGCCCCCGTGTGGTTTAGGCGTTGGCGGTTTCGGGGGCGGTGCATTGCCTGCACTGGCAGCCGTGGATGCCGACTCCGGGCCGGGCGTTGTGGATGTAGTTCAGATGCACGATGCCGTGACCGTGTTTGCGCTCCCAGGCGGTGCGCAGGCCGGGCGTAAGGCGGGAAAGCATGGAAAGCGTTTTCTCGCCATCGGGCTGATAGGTGGGCACGCGGACAATTTGATGCCCGCTTTGCTCGGCACGATCCAGTGCGGCCTGAGTCGTGAGGATGTGCCAGCGGCGTGCTTCGTGGTATTGCTCCGCGCCTGGAATGGCAGCGGTGGCGCACTCGATGCGGATGAGATCGGAGGGGGAAACGTGAAGTGGATTCATGTAAGAGAAGAAGTGAAAGTTGCCCGCGTGAAGGATGCGCGGCCCCCGTGATGGTTTAGGCGGTGGCGGTTTCGGTGGTGGCGTCGTCATAGGTGATGCCGAGGATGTAATCGGCGGCGCGTGCGGCTTTGCCGGCGGCCCAAATCAGGGCTTTGGCGTCTTCCTGAAGGGCGGAGAGCCAGCCCTGAATGTAGGAGGCTTGATTTTCGACTACGGGTGCGCTGATGCCGGCGTGGGCGCAGAGGTTTGCGGCGGTGAGCTCGGCGACCAGCTCTTCGCGGGAATAGGTTTCGCTGCCGAAATTGGCGGCTTTGGTGAGCGTTTCGCGATCAAGACGGCTGTGGTGGCCGGTGGCGTGGCCGAGCTCGTGAAACAGTGTGGAGTAGAAGCCAGCTTGTGATTTGAAGGCGTGGCGGTCAGTCATGTGCACGCTGTCGGTGCTGGGCCGATAGTAGCAGCGGCCACGGCCGTCTTCGCGGATGGCGGGCGCGTGTGGCATGCTGGCAACGATGCGCTCGCACTCGGCGATGGGCTCAAAGGGGCGGACGGCTGGCGTGGGCAGCTCCGGGAGGCCTTCGCATTGCTCGACGTTGAAGACGTAGTAATGGCGAAGCATGGGCACGATTTTGTGTTTGCCGGTGGTGGCGTCGGTTTTGTCGGTTTTGAAGAACTTCCAGAACACGACCAGGTGGCCGCGCTCGCCTTTGCGGACCTGGCCGCCCAACTCTTTGGCTTTGGCGAAGGTGACGAACACGGGCTGTTTGTAGGCGACGCTGGAGAGCATGAGCCAATTGATGCCTCGATAGGGGCGGCCGTCCCAGTTTCGCGGTGTGTCGCTGGTGGCGGTCCAATCGCGTTTCCATGGGCAAACGCCTGCTTTGAGGCTGGCAATGATGCGGTCGGTGACTTCCTGGTAGAGATCGCGCTGGGCGGCTTTGGGTGCGGTGGTGGTGGTCGTCGTTGTCATGGCGTGTGCTGTTTGTGATGTGGTTTGAAGGTTCGCGTTTGCGGCGCGGTGCTCGGTGATGAGCACATGGGGAGATTAATGCGGGAATTGTTGCGTGCAAGTATTAATTGCAGAAAAATGTTGTTTGCGTCTTTTTGGTTGACGCTATGGGGTAACCTATGCAATTCTTCGGCGTATCCGTTTTCTCAACGCCATGCCTAACGATGACACTCCGCCCCCGACGCAGCCCGATTTGATCGTGTTGGAAGCCCTCAAGGCTCAATGTGAGCAGGTCCGCAAACACAACAGCAATCCCGAGATCGCTAAAGCTGCCCTGAAATGGGAGCTGCGTTTTTCGGGGGAGATGGACAAGCTGACCGGGGGCGCTGACCGCAAGGTGGCGACGGTGGCGTGATTTCGGATCTGCAACAACGCATTTCCGCTGCGCTGCACAAGGGCAGTCAGCAGGTCGAGGCCACGGGCGCGGGAGCGCTGGGGAGTGCTTCCCGCGCCCCGGTGGCCCGGGCTTACGAGGTCCGGGAGTCGTGCGGCAATGTGCGGCGCTCTTTTTTGCTGTGGCATCCCCTTAAACAAGGAGGTCGGCCATGATCGCGGCGGCTTTTTTTGTGCTGACTGTGCTCGTGATCTGGCTGGGCGCGGCTGCTGTGGCGGCTCTGGCGCTGCCGGTGCGCGATTGGCGCTCGGAGGATTTCGAGCTTCGCGAATACGCGCCGTGGAAACTGGAACGTGAGGGCCGCGGCGATGCCGACGGCAAGTGATTGGGCGGGCTTTTTCTTTTTTGTGACTCTTACCATGTCGAAGCGTGCTTTCTCCACTCCTACCGCGGCGGCGGTGCTCCAGAACGGGCGCTGGTCGGCCGCTGAGGTGGCGACGCTGCTGGATGTGCCGGTGTCGCTGGTGGAGCGCTGGGCGCAAACCGGCCTGGTGCCGGGGTGCTCAGTGGTGGCGGGGCAGTGGATGCTGCCGGGGCGCTCTCTTTTTCTTTTTTTGGGCCGACGCATTGAGCCGCACTATTCTGTCCAGACAGTGGCGACGCTGCTGGATCGGCCGGTGAACACGGTGCGCGATTGGTTGCGGCTGGGGCGGTTGTCGAGCGTAAAGCTCGGGCTGGCGCGGCAATCGGCCTGCCTGGTGCCGGAAAGCGCGGTGATCAAACTGCTGCGCGCGGAAGGAGGTGCGGCATGACTGCGGCACAAAATGTGGTGCAATCCGGCGCGCTCAATGTGTGTGTGGCTGGGGCTGCCGGGATGGATTGTGTGGCGGGGGAAGTTTCGGCAATGGGCGCGGCGGTTTCGACGACGGCCGCTGGGCCGGATCGGGTGCCTGGCGCGGGTGCTGTGACGGCGTCAGCGGATGCGGAATCCGCTGTGCGTTTCGGTTTTACCTGCGTAAATGCGACCTTGACTGCGCCATGTCACACTTCTTGCCACACTTCGGCCGGGCAGGGTGCTGACCTGGGCGGCGCGGTGGCGGTGGTTTTGAACGAGGGGGGGCGGGGGTCGGTCGCGACGACGGCCGGCGTCCCTATAATCGGATTCGAGGTCACAGAAAATTTTGTCAATGTCCATGCCGCCGCGGCCACCGATGCAGGCCAGTTGCTGGCGCGCGAGATCCGCACCGGAGCCATCGTGCTGGTGCAGGTAGCGGCTGGGCTGGATTGCTCGACGCTTGCGCTTCCGGCTGTTTTGGCGTGCCGCAAAAAAAAGGGCGGCGCGCTGGTGTTTGAAGGACCGGTGCCGGAGTGGAAATGCCCGCAGTGCTGGCTTGCCCATCCGCGCGATTGCATGGAGCAGCCTTGTGGCTGGCAGGACAAACCCAAAAAAAAGGGGGGCGCGGCATGAGCACGGCCACCGTCAGCCTTTGGGACACCGCCCCGGCCACCGCGGCCGTGCGTGAGCGTCCCGTGCACGAGCTGCTGCACCAGCGCGCCAAACTGGACGAATGGAGCGAGCAGATCCGCGTCATCCGCGATTTGCTGCCCGATCCCGATGTGAGCCCAACCGAGCGCTTGGCGCTGAGCATGGAGCTCGCCGTCGCCAAATGCGGCGCCCTGGCCTGTGCCAACGCCATCACCGCCTGCGAGGAGCGCATGCGCCAGCAGCACGCCCGCATGCAGCGCACCCATGGTCATTTGCTTTGAATTTTCCCCATGAACGACAACGACTCCCCAACTGACTCCTCACCGCCTGAGTTCACCATTCAGGTGCTCCGGCACAAACCGAATGCGCAGACCCGCGTGCTTGAGCCTTGGCCCATGGCCACGATCAACATCACGCAGGCGGGCACCGTCTGCTTCTCTGGCGATGCCAGCAAAAGTTACGGCCCCATGCAGCAGGCTTTTGAGGCCACCGTCACCGCCTTTGCCCAGTCTGCGGCCAAGATCATCGAGCGGCAAATCATTGCCAAAGCCGACAAAACTCTATGAGCCATGAAACTCACCGCCTGGGTGCGCGAATCCGCCGCCAATCTCCGCGTCAAGCCGACCACGCTCTGGCGCACCCTGTATCGGCAACGGCTCCCGTGGCCGGCCATGATCAAAAAAAACCGGCGCGTGTTCGACGTGCTGGAGCCGCCGCTGTTCCCGTCGTGCGTGCCATCTGGCGTGATGCCACGGGCACGCGCGTCCGCCTCACCTACGTCACCCGCGGCACCGTCGATTACCAAAACCTCGACACCGGCGGCCATGGCGTCATGAGCCGCGCTTGGCTCGAGAAACACTTCACTCCCCTGCCCTGATGCACAAGTATTGGAGACACATCGGCGATTACGCCAAGGACACTCGGCACCTCTCCATCCTGGAGCACGGCGCTTTCACCCTCATGCTCGACTGGTGCTATGCCTCCGAAAAGCCGCTGCCCGAGGATGAAAAGGTGCTTTTCCGGCTCTGTGGAGCCTTCGACAAGGCCGAACAGAAGGCCGTGCTGGCCGTGCGTGACGAATTTTTCACCCGTGAGGAGTCCGGCTGGACACAGAAACGCGTGCTCGAAGAGATCGCCGACTTCCGCGACAAGCAGGCCAAAGCCAAGAAGGCAGCGGACGAAAGCTGGAAGAGCAGGCGCAATGCAGACGCAATGCAGACGCATTGCGAACGCATCCAAAATGCAGGGTCGGATGCAATGCCTCGCGCGCACGTTCCAACAACCAACAACCAACAACCAGCAACCAATCTACTCTTGCTCGCACCTCACGGTGCTGAGCCGACGGCCGAGGATCCCGAAGGCTCCGCCACAGCCACCCCAGAAGGTTCTGGCGAAAAAAAGAAAAGGGGGGCGGTGGTGGAAGACTTGGCCTGGGCACCGGACACGGGCTGGACGGGGTTCACGGACACGCTCATGGATGAGCTGGCGGGCGCTTACCCGGCCTGCGACATCCGGCGGCAGATGCTCGCCATGGAGCAGTGGCTGAAGGCCAACAAGGCCAAGGCCCGCAAGAGCAACTGGCGGAAGTTCGTCACCAACTGGCTCGCCAAGGAGCAGGATCGCGGTGGTGATCTGCGCGGCAAGACACCTTTCCAAGCCTTTTCGGATAGCTTTGGCGCGAAAAAAGAAGCGCCGCCGCTCACGGTGGAGATGCCACCGGACGGCTACGAGCAGGCCATGACCGCTCTTTGGGGCGATGGCTGGGAGGGCACCGTGCCCGGCTGGCCGCAAATGGTCGCCAGTGACAAGGCGCAGATCCGCCGCTGGCTCGCTCAGCATGGGAAGGAGGCCGCATGAGTGATCAACCTGCCAAAGACCGCGCCGTGACCACCGAGGAGCGGCTGGCCAAAATCAACCGCGCCCTTCCCTTCTCCGATGAGGCAGAGAAAGGGCTGCTGTCCTGCCTCATGCAAGATCCGGAACGCATTGCCGAAGTGCGCGCCAAGCTGCCGGCCGAGGCGTTTTACCACGCGGGCAACCGCACCTTGTTCGAGGTCATGCTGGAGATGCTGGATAAAAACCTGCCCGTCGAGCCGGTATCCCTGACGCACCGGCTGCGTGATCAGGAGAAGCTCGAGCGAGTGGGCGGCGCTGCGCACGTGAGCGAGCTTTACGATTTCACACCGATCGCCGCGCATTATCCGCATTACGTGCAGATCATGCGTGAGAAATGGGCGCTGCGGCAAACCATCCACGCCTGCGCCGAAAGCATCGACGAGTGCTTGCATCACGGCACCGAAACCAATGACGAAGACATTACGGCCGTGGTCGGTCGCGCGGAGAGCCGCGTGTTTGAATGCGTGCAGGCGCTGCAAGCCTCCGGCGAGTATTCCACCGGTCCCGTGCACGCGCGGCGCGGCGTCATTGATTGGGTTGAGCGCACGGAGCAAACCATCGCGAATCGTGGCAAGATCATGGGCCTCGAAACCGGCATCTTGGAGCTGGATCAAACCGTGCACGGCCTCGATGACGCGCAGGGTGAAATCGTCGTCATCGCGGGCCGTCCCGGCCAGGGCAAGACCGCTATGGCGACCACGCTCATCCACAACCTCGCCGTCGAGCGCAACGTGCCCGGCCTCGTGTTCTCCGCCGAAATGAGCAGCGTGCAGCTTTACGACCGCATCATTCTCGGCGGTGCCAGCATCGACACCAGCAAAGCCATCACCGGCATGTTCTCCCGCGCCGATCAGGACGCCATGCAGGGGAAGGTGCGCCAGGTGCAAACCGCGCCGTTGCTCATCTCCGACGGCTCCGCCATCTCCACCGCCGACATCCGCAGCCAGGTGCAAGTCGCCAAACGCCAGCACGGCATCCGCTGGATCGTCGTCGATCACCTGCACCTCATCAAAGCCGTCAGCAAGCGCGGCCTCAAAGACGAGCGCGAGGCGCTGGTCGAGGTCATGGAGACGCTGCAATTCGTCAAAAAGTTCTACAAGCTCACCGTGCTCCTCATGGTGCAGCTTAATCGGGAAACCGACCGCAACGCAGGCAAGCCGCCCGTGCTCGCCGATCTGAGCGGCAGCGCCGCCATTGAGTGGTATGCCGATCACGTGTGGATGCTGCATCGCGACCCGTATTTCTTCGGCTGGCACACGCTCAGCGAGGAGAAGAAGAAAGGCTGGGCCGATGCCGTCGAGCCGCGTCGCGAGCGCAACCCGCAATGCTGGAGCAGCGGCGGCAAATATGGCGAGGAAGACGGCGGCTGGCCCCGCGAGGACTACGAGCAGGACGCCAAAATCTACGTCCGCAAGAATCGCCGCGGCCCGACACCCGAGCTGCATGTGCGCTTCGAGGACTGGCGCACCTGGTTCAGCAGTCGCATGCCCAAGCTGAACAGCACCGACTGGCGCGACTGGCAATTCGGCAGCTACGCCGTGCCCAAGAAAGAACCCCGCAGCAAACCCTACGGCAAATCCAAACGCACCGACGACGGCTGGGACGCCGATTTCAAAGATTGATTCACCCACAACCCACACACCGACACACACCATGACTGCCTCCGAAATCCAACACCGATTCACCGATCTCCTCGTCGAGCATTTGAAATGCCGCGCGGATGATGTGGTGGCAGATGCCATGCTCAACGATTTAGGCGCAGACTCGCTCGATAAAGTCGAAATCGTCATGTTTTGCGAGAGCGAATTTGGAATCGACATCTCAGACAACGCTGCTGCCAAAATGGAGACGGTGCTTGATTTCGTGAAGCACATCCACGCCGAGCTTAATCCCGCGCCGCCTCCTGTTCAGAAGTAACACGCCAAACAGCACACCGACACACACCATGCCCAACAAACTCAATGCCTACATCGACCTTGCCAAGCTGCAAGGTGCCTATCGTCTGCGCCTCAAAGGCAAAGACTGCATCGTGATCAACCTCGACGAAGCACGCGCCAAGCCTTCGCCCAAAAATGCGGAGCGGGTTTATCTCTCGCTTTCACTGGTGCCGAATCGCGATGGCAAAGACGATTTTGGAAACACCCACTGGATCTGCGAGCCCACAACAAAAGACGAACGCGAAAGCGCCAATCCGCCCAAGTTTCCGATTCTCGGCAATGCCCGCGAATATGACGACCACGGCGGCGGCCAGCGCACCGCCCGCCCCGCCGCAGGCTCGCCCGTGACCAGCGGCAGCGATGCGCCCATGACCGACGGCATGGAAGACGATGACATTCCGTTTTGAACCGTGAGGGAAATGCACGCCAAACGACCAGGATCAGGCAACCCTGGGGCATAACCACGAAAGACACTCACCAGCCTCAAATACATGACCGAAGAAACCGACTCTCAAACTCCGACAAACCGACCCACTGGGTTGCCTGCATCCGCTGGTTCTGCTTTCGTGGTCAAGCAGTTTGTTGAATGTCCAAACTGCGGCAAACTCTGGCTTTACGACGGTCACGCTGCTGATGTGTGCTGCGGCGGATGCAGCCACAACTTTTATGTGCCACCGGACGCAATGACTCGCCGCTTGCACGAATGCGAATCTGTCTTGCGCTCAGTGGTGAAAAACGTGCCAATCATGGCAGCGGGCTTTGGAGGCACCTTGCTGCACTCGAAGTGCGTCGCGCTAGTCGGTGAGCAGAACCGTCGAAAATCAGGCGACGGCGAGCGCCAAGCCTGATTTGCACGACAGATGATCTTCGAGCCGCGGCCTGCATTTTCTTTGTTCAGCATCAAAGTCCAAACATCAACCTTATCACATTATGACCCCCGAAAACTTTTGTTATTGGCTGCAAGGTTTGTTTGAGGTGCAAAACCCCCGAGCACTGACCGAAGCACAAACCGCCGTGGTGAAGGAACACCTTCAAACGGTATTCAATAAACGCACAAAGAAGACCGTCGAGCGCACTGAATCGCTCCCGGCTCAGTCGCCTCCAACGCGGGGTGGCCGCATATGCTGAACGGTAATTATCCCAACCGCCATTCCGCATAATACCCGCAAAACCGGAAACATCCCCATCACCCCATGATCTCACCCGACACCCAGCTTGTCATTGAGGCCCTGCATGCAGGGCAAGAGGCGCATCCGGTGATTGAGCCGTTGGCGCTGGATGAGTTGCTGGTGCTGGGCGAGGAAGGCGCGGCGGAGGCGGTGGCGGCGCGGGCGGATGCGATCCGCGAGATGGCGGAGCAACCGCTGGATCAGGGCTGGGTGCCGCAGGATTGGTGGCTGTTCCTGCTGGAGCTGTGCCGGAAGCGTCTGGAGCATCCAGGGCGCGTTCTGGAGGTGCTGGTGAGCGGCGGGATTCGTGCGGGCAAAACGCATGTGGCGGCCTCGCTGGCGGTGCAACATTGGAAGCATGCGCAGAAAGCCACGGTGTTCTGCATGAGCCGTCGCGAGGAGGACTCGCAAAACCTTCAGCAGAAGCCCATTGAGTCGTTCCTGCCGCCCGAGGCGCTGGGCGGTGCGGCGGGCAAGATCAAGCAGGATAAGCACCAGAAGGCGAAGTTCAGCGGCGGCAAGTTCACCGACAACCAGTTCAGCCGCTACCTCATCGTCACCGGGGCCAATGGCGAGCGCTACACTGGCGGCGGCATGGTGCAGTTTCGTTTCTTCACGCAAGAGCTGGAGAGCTTTCGCGGCTACGCGCTCACGTTTGTGTGGTCCGATGAAGGCATTCCCGTCGATCACGTCAAAGCGCTGAAGGATCGTCTCGCCTCGCGAGCCATCGAAACGCAGCGCGATGAGCACCGGAAGCAAATGCTGGCGCTGCAAAGTTACCTCATGCCTCTCGCGGACGGCGTGCCCGGTGCCAAGCGTCCGCATGGCGAGCTGCTGGGGGCGCTCATGCACGGCGTGCATCTCATCACTTACACGCCCGAGGAAGGCTTCACGCCGACGGTGCGCTACTTCATGCAGGGCGCGGTGAAGCCCGACAAGTTCAAGGTCATTGCCCCCGAGTTGGCGGCGAAGGGCGGCTGCAAAGATCCGCGTGTGCCCAAGATCGCGTATCCGTTGGAGCCGACGCGGTTGGTTTGTTACCTCCACACCGCCGCGAACAAATACGTCAACGTCTATCCCCAGCTCTCCAAGGACTACGCTGGAGCCGATGAGAAGACCATCCGCATCAAGCTCTACGGCGACGCCGAGGCGGCGAGCCGCAGCGAGTTCGAGGCCGTGTGGAAGCCGGAGCAGCACCTGTGCGACTGGAAGGATCTGCCTCGCGATGGCACGCTCTACGAAATTATCGACGGCGCGGAGGCGAAGCCCTTCTTCATCGGCTGGTTCATTGTCGATCCCATGGGCCGGTTCTGGCAGGCACAGGAATGGCCGTGTGAAAGCATCGCCATCGACGACATGATGCCCGGCCCGTGGGCCGTGATGTCCGAAAAGGACCGCATGAATGGCGACGAAGGCCCGGCGCAAAAGCTGCGTCTCGGCTGGAACTTCGAGCAGTATGCCGAGCTGGTGTGGCAGATGCGGCATCGCCTGCTGGAGAAGATGAAGGAAACCGGCGGCGAGTGGCAGGGCCGCACCGTGCAGCATCCCGTGAAAAGCGGCGATGCCATCCTGTGTGCCGAGCCGTTCGAGACGTATGGCGACCCTCGCTGGAGCCAGTGGAAGAGCGGAGCCACCGGCGCGACGATCCAGCAGGAGTTCTACGATCTGCCCAATGGCTTCACCATCCTCGTGCCCGAGGGCGTGCGCGTGCAGGAAGGCCTGGCGCTCGTGCGCGATGCCTTTGCCACCACCATCCTCATGCAGCCCAAAGCCCGCGTGAACCGCGAATGCACCAACACCATTTTTGGTTTGCAGAATTTCACGATCCCCGACTACGCCGAGCAGACCAAACGCAAAGACGAAGCCTGCAAAGACCCCGTGGACGTGTGGCGCTACTTCTGCCTCGCCGGGCCGGAGCATGTGCCGCCTGCGGGTTTGGAGATCGTCAGGGGCGGGAGTTATTGAGACAATCAGACAAGGAGACAATCAGACTATGAGCGACACGCCAACAACACCAACATCCGACTACGGCGAGCCGTGGAAAGTCGGTCGCATTGATCGCCCAATGGAAGACCGCCATGGGCACGATCCACTGATGCTGCACCGCACCGCCGCCGCCATGATCGCTTACCGCAATTCCACCTCGACAAAGCCATGACCACCACCCCAAAACCCACCGCTGCCGCCAAAGCGCCAAGCAAGCCCGCGTTGAAAACCTTGATCACCTGGGCGGAGGTGATGGCGCATGCGCGGCGGGCTCGGATTGGCGAGCACACGGCGCGGAAGATCATCTGCCGGCAGGACAGCCCGGCTAGAATCCTCTTGCCAACCATGACGGCTTACCGCTATGATGAGGCCGTTGTGCTGCGGGAGTTTGGGCTGCTTTGATCCATTCCTGCCCGCACGGCCATGCTCACTTCCGACCTCGAAACCGGCGAAACCTACGTCGTCGCCTCCGATGAAACGCTCGATCCCACCTGGGTGATCGACGAGATGACGCTCTCGCTCACCGATCTCGGGCCGTGGATTCAGGACATGCAGGACCATGAGCGCACCGCGCTGGCTGTTTGGGCCGGGCAGTCGCAGGATGGGCGCAAGCATGCCGCGAACTACGGCAAGAAAGTGTTCCCCTTCGAGGGCTCCGCCGATTCCCGCGTGCATCTGGCAGGCGAAGCCATCGACCAGCTCACCATGCTGGAGATGTTGGCGATCGAGAGCGCCAAGGTGCAGGTCATTGCCATGGAGGCCAGTGATGCGGCCGCGTCCAAGAAGGTCGAGACGCTGATGAAATACGAGACGCGGCAACGCCTGCGGGCCGAGCTGTGGCGCGAGCGCAATTTCGCCCGGCAGATCAAGCACACCTGGGGCCATGCCGTGATGCACGTCGGCTGGGAGCAGCGCATGGGCACGGCGCAGGTCACGCTCAGCATTGAGGATCTGGTGCAAGATCACACGCAAACCAAACTCGCCGAGGCCCGCCTGCAAGCCGCCGAGGCAGGCATGCAACCCATCGACGCCGATGGCGAACTGCTCACACCCGAGCAGCAGCTCGCCATTGCCGATGCTGCCGAGGCCGAGCTGAACGACTTGCTGCGGGCGGAAGATGTCGCGCCCATCGTCGCGATGATCCGCCGCCGTCACCCGCTGCTCTCGCCCGTGCGGGCGCGGCGTGTGGCGCGTGAATTGCGCACTGAGGACAGCGTGACTTTCACGGCACCCTACCGCAAACCCGGCAAACCATGCGTCCGCGCCTACCTGCCCGGCATTGATGTGTTTTACCCGCACTGGTGCGGCCAGGTGGACCGCGCCCCGTGGGTGGCGCACGTTGAGCAATACACCGAGCCCGAGATCAAAGCCAAAGCCAAGACCGACGGCTGGAACGAGGAAGCCATCGACGCCCTGCTGGACATGGGACCGAAGCCCGTTGTCGATACCTCTGCCGTGCTCAATACCACCGCCGCCAGTGTCGAGCGCATCCTGAACGAGCCCGCCCGCGACACCTTCACCGCCCGCTATCGCAACCGCGAGCAGACCTGGTATGAGGTGCTCCGCATCACCGTGCAGACCGTCGATGAGGAAGGCTATCCTGCCGTGCAAGAGCTGATCTTGCATCCGTCATTGGTCGGCAAGGATCGCCGCAAAGCGGACAAGGAACTCGTGTTCGTCAACCGCTTGCTGGATTACTACTTTGACGGCGGCTGCTACGTCGATCTGCGTCGTGAATACAAGGCACGTCCGCTGTTTGAGAGCCGCGGCGTGCCGGAAATGGTTGGCACGCATCAATACCTGCTCAAGAGCACGCGCGATGCCAGCATGGACCGCACGAGCTTTGCCACCATGCCCATCGTCAAGGTCACGGGCCGCCGTGCTGGCAGTGGTGCCCGCTGGGACTACGAGCCCGGCACGAAGCTGCCCGTCGAGTCTGGCGGCGATGCCGACTACATGCGCCCGCCGCCCTTGGATCAAGGCACCATCCTCGATGCCAACGAGATCCGCAAGGACGTGGCTAATCTGCTCGGCCTGCATCACCGCGAAATCGACGTGGCGAAGGTGCAGATGCACCAGCAATGGATCGTCGCCGGAGCCCTCATGGAAGAGCGTGAGATCCTGCGCCGCATCCTCGCGCTTGATCAGCAGTTCATGGACCCGCTCTATGTCAGCCGCGTGCTTGGCAATGGCCCACAGCCCTTCCAGGTCACCCGCGAAGAGATCGCAGGCAGCTTTGATTTCGTGCTGGAGTTCGATGTGAAGAGCCTGGACATGGAGTATCTGCAAAAGCGCTGGAGCGCTTTGAAGGACGCCTTCAGCATTCCCGGCGTCGCCGGACAGGTGCCCACAGTGCCCGTCGTGTCGTGGCTGCTCAACAACATTGATCCCGGCCTGGCCGATCTGGTCACCGGCAGCCTCAGCGAGCGCAATGCTGCCGAGGCTGAAGAGGAAAAAGCCGCCATCGCCATGCTACTCACCGGCGTCGAGCCCACCGTCACCGAGAGCATGGATGCCGCCACCCGTTTGCAGGTGGATCAAGAGCAGATGCAGAAGTCCCCCGCCGTGGCCCAGGCCTATGCCGCCGGTGGCATGTTCACCGAGATGCTCAACCGTCGCATGGCCGCTTTCCAGTTTGCCGTCCAGCAGCGCACGGAAAATGCGCAGGTAGGGCGCACCGGTTTCAAACCTGTTGTTGAATAATTGATCTCATGCCACGCCCAGCCAAACGCCTGCTCATTGAAACCTGCATGGAGGCCGGGCCTTTGACCGAAGGCCAGATTGCGGATGCACTCGAAGCCACGCATGACACGCGGGGGATGCGGGCCGTGATGAGCTTGCTGGAATGCTTCATCGGCGAAGCGCATGCCGAGATGACCGTGCGCAATCAAGAGCCGCGCATCCGCGATGAGGCCAGCGGCGCGGCACGATACCTGAAGGACTTGCGAGCGGACATCATCCGGCTCACGGCACGGAAGAAGCCGGAGGCCAAAGCGGAAAACTGAACCGCAAACGACCGCAAAACATGGCAAACGGTGGCAAACGAGGGCAAACCGGGAGCGCGTGAGATTGTCGGCAGGCAGGCGGTGTGATGCAGTGGCGGCGTGCGCAGGGCGCACGTCTTATGTTCATCTCATCTTATGCGGTTCCAAACGCACCGGCTGCCCGCTCGGCAGGTGGTGATGTCGCCTCCGCAGGCGGCACGGGCTCGAACGCACCCGTAGAAGCTGGCGTTCAGGGCGGTCCTGGCGGATCTCCGTTGTCCATTTTTGAGTCACTGGCCGGCCACACGGTTGCCGAGCAGTTGGCCGCGATGGGTGCAGCGGAAGGAGTCAAGACAGAGCCGGTGAAGGCCAAGGCCAAAAGCCAGCCGACACAAGCCGCCGCAAAACCGAAGTCTCCACCTGTCACCTCGACAGCCGACGATGACGACGACGCGGGAACCGATGACGCCGATGAGTCCAACAACACGGACGGGACCAATCAGGACCGCGATGCGATCCTGCCCGACGATGAGGACGACTCTGCCGAGGTGACCGCCGAGGACGAATCGGATGCTGACGAATCCAACGACGATGCGGACGACGGGGAAGCAGGCGACAATGACGACGCTCCCGAGGACACGAAGGAAGCCGCCGCCAAGCTCAAGGCACTGGAAAAGGACAATTTCAAGACGCGGGCCAAAAACCGCGAACTGCGCGAGCAGCTTGAGAAAATCCAAGCCCGTGTGCAGGAGATGGAAAGCCAAGGCACCACAGCAGGCACGCCGCTCTACGGCATGCCGGAAGGATTCGAGGCCGTGAAAACGGAGCAGGATCTGACCCAGCTCGAAGCGCAATGGCAGGCCGCCAAAGAGTGGGCCGAGGATCACGAGCAGGAAGGCTACACCGGCAATGACGCACAAGGCAACGAGGTGGAATACACCCCGCAGCAGGTGCGCCAATACCGCCGCCAGATGGAGAAAGCACTGAAGCAGGCCGACAAAGCCCGCAGCGTGCTGAAGGACCGACTGGCCAAGGAGTCCGATGCGAAAGCCATCGCCAGCAGGAAGTATCCCTTCGTGCTCGATGCCACCAGCAGCCGCCATGCCCTCGTGAAAGAGATCGAGTCCGAGCATCCTGAGATCAGCCTGAGCCCGCATCGCGCCCTTCTTCTGGGCCGCCTCGCCGTGGCGAAGCTGCTCGAAAGCGGTGCTTATGAACTCGTGAAGAAAGGCAGCAGCAAGCCCGCCGCCGCCAGCGTCGCCAAGAAAGTCGCCCCGCCTGCTCCCCCGCCGCCTGCTCGCCGCCAGGCATCTGCCTCTGACGCCTCCGCACCCTTTGCCAGTCTCGCCATGAGCCTCGCGCAAAACACGGTCGCCAGTCTGAAGCATGCCGCCTGACCTGTGAGACCCGGACCTTTTGCGGAAAACCTGAACCTCAAACTTCACCTTTTCCAAGATCATGCCCGCCACCTTTGAACGCACCCAAGTGGGACGCCGCGAAGACCTCGCCGACGCCATCTACAACATCGACGCGAAGGACTATCCTTTGCTCTCCGCCATCCCGAAAGGGAAAGCCGCCGTCAAGACCCGCTTTGACTGGCAGGCCGACAGCTATGCCACCCCGAGCACCGACGGCGTTGTCGATGGTGCCGACGTGAGCACCTACGAAGACGCCGCCGAAAATCGCGGCCTGCTCTCCAACTACGTCCAGAAGGTGCGCCGCACCCCGATGGTCACGGAGATGGCGCAGGACGTGTCAGACGTGGCCGGCCTCGCATCCGAAATGGCTGGCGCCATCGCCAAGAAAACCATCGAGTGCAAACGCGATGTCGAAGCCACTCTCGGCAGCGACAACGAAGCACAGGCCGACAACGGCACGGTGCCTTACAAGACGCGCGGCCTCGGCAAGTGGGCGCTCAGCACCGCGCAAGCCGTGCTTCCGGTGCCCTCCGCCTTCCGCACGCCCTCCGCCAGCATCGACGCCACCGCGCTTGCCAGCGTGACCCGCGCCGTGGTGAACAACGTCATGAAGAGCCAGTATGCCCAGACCGGCAAACGCGGCACCTACATGTTCGTGTGCGGCACCAGCCTCAAGGCCCGCTTCACCGAAATGGTCGGCTACTCGCCCACCGTGTCCAACTTCACCGCCATCACCCAGACCAATCGCGGCCAGGGCTCGAAGTGGAGCGACACCATCGAGAGCTTCACCGGTGACTTCGGCACCTACGACCTCGTGCTGTCCAACTGGCTCGGCTTCTCCGCCGGTGCGGCCGATGCCCGCCGCGGCTACGCCATCGACCCCTCCATGATGGAGCTCAAGTTCAACAAGCAGTGGGCCTACAAGGCGCTGCCTGACCTGGACGGCGGCCCACGTGGTGTGATCAGCGCCATCTTCGGCCTCGCGGTCAAGAACCCGCTCGGCCTCGCGAAGTTCGCCGCTACCGCCGACAGCTAACCCTGACACCGGGGCCGCGTGACGAGCGCGGCCCCGGATTTCTTCCACTCGCAGATTCATTCTCACCCACTTTTTGAAAGGACACCTTTATGGCTGACCAAGCAGTTACCCTCTCCACCGCCACCAGCGCCAGCAACAACATCCGCATCGCTCCGCTCTCCGCCGAAGTCGCTGGAGAGTATGGCTTCACGCACGTTTTCCGCGTGCCCTTCGACATCATCAACACCAGCACCTGGACCACGCAGGGCGATACCGTCACGGTGACGCTCGGCACGACTCCGGCCGCCTACATCATCGACCGCGTGGCCATTTACATCCCCACGGCCTTTGCCACCACCGGCACGCTCACGCTCAGCCTCGGCACCAGCAGCAACACCGCGCTGGCCATTGCTGCTGCCTCGTGCAAGACGGCCGGCATGCTCACTGCTGCCGCTGGCTGTGTGCCTGCCAACAAGGTCGAAGGCACCAGCGCTGCCACGCTGCAATGCCGTTTCACCACGCAGAGCGCCACCGGTGCCCCGTCGGACATCACCGCGGGCATTGCGGAGATCTATCTCCGCATCCTCGACGTGGGTGCGCTGATCTAATGCTTTGCCGTCGATCCTGACGGCAAACCCCAACGCCTCACAGCACAACCTGCTGCGGCTCGGATCAAACCGGGCCGCAGCAGGGGCTGGCGATGCCTGACCGAACTCTCTGCTTCACTCCTTCCTGACTCATGTTTGACTCCGAAGAACTCATTGCCGAGCTGCACGCGCAGGGTGGACCCTCGCTGGTGGCTGCTGTGGAGCGGGAGTTTCGCACGGGCTGGGAATTGCAAAAGCACAGGGCCATGCAGAAGGAGCAAAGCCGCGCCGAAGTGGGCCATGCCCGCAGCGCCGCCGTCGATGGCCTGGGCTACATCTCCAGCAGCATCGACTCCAATTCCTATTTCTACTGGCTCAACAAAGGCCGGAATGAACTTGGCTGTCAAAACGTGTGGGCGGAGGACGAATTTCGCCGCGACTACGCCAAGAAGAACACGCAGACCGTGGTGAAGTATCAAAGCGCGCAACCGCGCAGCGGCTGGACGCCTGACATGGACACCTCGCGCGACACCGCGCCGCAGCTCGTGCTCGGCAGCAAATACGGAATGGGGGTGGCTGCATGAACGGCGTCGCTTTCAAAACGCTGCGTGACGGCTGCATCGAGGACGCAGGCCTGCTCAGCGCGCAGGACTCCACGCTCAATGCGCGGTTCACCTCCTACATCAACACGGCGCTCGATTACGCCTATCCGTGGAATCTCGACGGCTGGCGCGAACTGCGCAAAGCCACCTCCGAAACGGTGACTTCGCAGGTCATTGATCTGAATACCGTTGGCGCGGGCTACTGGGGCGTGTGTCACGTGCTCGGCGTCACCAAAGAGCACCCGTGGAAAAGCAGCAACCCCACGCCGCGCGAGTATGACGTGGCCGGCACGGACATCATCGTGCCCGACACCGTGACCGATGCCACGCTGTGGGTCGCGCACATTGAGGCACCGCCCGTGTTCTCCAGCACCGCCTGGGCCACCGGCACCCCGTATGTCGTCGGCGATGTGCGTCTCGAAGGCAACGATTGCTACTACTGCCTGACCGCGCACACCAGCGGCACCTTTGCCACCGATCTGGCCGCCAGTAAGTGGGCCATCCTCAAGGTGCCCGGCTTCCTCAACATCCCCGTCCGGCAAGCCGTCGTGCAGGCCTATCTCCGCACCGATGGCCAAGAGCAGACCAGCCAAAGCATCCAGCGCCTGCTCGATACTCATCTCAATCAAATCGCCACCCGGCACACCCCAGCCATCCGCTGACCGCTATGCAGACCACCATCGACACCAAAAACTTCCAAGGCGCTGGCGTCCCCAGCAACTACGCCAAAGCCACCGCTGACGGCACCGTGTTCACCCTCGCCAAAGGCGAAGTCGGTTTCATCCAGAACCTCGACGACGCCGCGCTTGCGGTGAAGTTCGGAGCCACCGCCAGCACGACCAGCTTCAACGTCATCCTCCAAGCCGGATCGGCCGCCGATGATGGCAAGGGAGGCTTCATCTACGTCACCGATTACGTCGGCGCGGTCAGTGTCGCCGCCATGAGCGGCACCGCCAACTACATCGCCTGGAAACGCGTGCTTGCCTGACCTCATGACGCCCCTGCTCCGCAGTCCTTCGCAACTGGTGAACCCGCTGGCCCGTCAGCGGTTCCTGGGGTTTGGGACGGCAGCGGGAGGCGGTGAGTGGACTCCTGCTTTGTTGTCCCCCATGACTTGGTTCGATGCCGCCTCCATTGGGGTTGGTAATGGCAACCCGATTGGCACCTGGAGCAATCAAGGCACTTTGGGGGCATCTGGCGACGCTACCGCAACAGGCACGGCCCGCCCTACTTTAAGCTCTACGGGCATCAATGGCGGGCCTGCTGTGCTGTTTGATGGCGTCGATGATTTGATGGCCTTTTCCCACTCAGCCACTACAGCATTCACCATCTGGTTCATCTACAAAGCAAACACTGCAAGCGGGAGGCATCGTGTGTATGATGATGTGGGGGGCAATCGGTTGGTAGGTTTCTACGATACGTCGCGAAGCGTGTTCACAGGATCGTTTCTATACAACGGGTCAACCGCTACGAGCACGCAAGTGTTTATCGCACAAGCATCTAGTTCTGGTCGAAGTTTTCGCGTTAACGGAACTACCGTCACTGACGCCACCTCGGCGGGAGTGTTAACAGGCGTGGCTGGCCTTGGGAAAACCACAGAATTTATCAAGGGTAATGTTTCCGAGCTTGGCTTGATGAACCGCATCCTCACAGCCGGAGAGCTTACCAGTCTCACACAGTATCTCACCAACAAATCGGGGGTATCCGCATGATCCGAGGTCTTATCCTCATCCTGGCAGAGCATTTACCCAGTGCGCGGGCGCTGGCGACTACCGCTCCTTTCAGTCTGACGGAGGAAGAGGCGGCCAATCTGTTTGTGCCGGCAGGCAGCCCGTCTGGAGATGGGCCCGCCACGCACTACTGGGCCGCAGGACTTTTTACCCCCACGCATTGGAATGCCATTCAAGGGCTCGCCATGCTGCTGCCGTGGGCCGATTGTCAGGCTTACGACATCGCCACCCAACCGGATTTTCCCGACACGCAACTGGCCGTTTTGGGCCTGCAACGATGGAAAGGAGATATGTCGTGAGCATCATGGAAGACAACCAAGAAATCATCAAACTGGGGACGGTTCATGGGTGGGTATTCAAAATTTCTCTGTGGGCAGCTCCGTTGTTCTTTGTTTGGACGGTTAACACCATCCTCGCTCACGATCGCGACATTGCCGTGATGAAAATGCAAATCGCCATGCAGAGCGGTGGCAAGGGCAACATCTCCAACAGCATCAACATGGGCAGCGCGGGGGCGGACACCGAGATGGTGGACAGTGCGCGCACTTGGCTGACTACGAAGGATGTGGCTACTCGCGAGGGCTGCGACGAGCGCACGGTGCTGAATTACATCGCGCGCGGCCAGATCGTGCCGATGCCCGAGAAGGATGGCAAGAGCTGGCGCATTTCCGCAGGTTTCCGAATCATTCCGAATCCCGCCGAATCTGGCGGAAAGGTCGCAGCTAAACTCCAACCTGAATGCGAGGAGGCCACGCCATGAGCCGCCGCGTCGTCTATTTCATCCTAAACGGCATCCACACGAACCCGGCGCAGACCGACGGCTGGGTCGATGAAGCCGCAACGCTGCTGAATCGGCAGACGCCCGACTACGTGAAGCCGGAGAAATTTGAATACTACACGACGGCGCTCACTCGCAGGCTGTTCCAGGCGCGCCGCGCGGAGAAACTGCTGCACAAGGCGCTCGGTTACGCGGAGGACGGCTGGACCGTGCGGATGATCGGGCACAGCAACGGCTGCGATTTGATCGCGCGCGTGGCGCTGGCGGCTGATTTCAGGCTGGACAGCGTGCATCTCATCGCCCCGGCTGCGGAAGATAAGCATTTCGCTGATGCCGTGATTCAAAGCAAGATTCGTCGCGTGCACATCTACGGAAGCGAGAACGACAAGGCGCTGCAAGCGGCCGGTTTGTCGGCCAAGCTGCTCAACTTTGTCGGCCTGGGCTTCGGCTCGCTAGGCCTGCGCGGCAAGGCGCTGGCTGACTGCTTTCCGGGCCGCGTGTTTGATCACTCGCGGCACCACTATGGACACAGCACGTGGCTCGGTGGCCTCGCGCTGCCGGGCACGGTGCGCGAAATCCTGCAACACGACGACCTTTTGCCAGCATGAAATTGCTTTTCCAACTCGCTGACCTTCCCCTGCCTGAAGCTGGGGCTCGCATCATTTTGGCCATCGCCGTGATGATCGGGCTGGTGGTCGGCTGTTTTTACTACGCGTCCAAAAAGCCATGAGTTCACCCGCTCCATCTGCTGTCTCGCACCTGCTCACCGCGCTCGGTTTCGAGTGCCTGGGCCATTCGCGGGCGCATGACGGCGCGGTGATGTGGATGCTGAGCCTAGGGGCGCGGGACATTCTGATCACGCTGCCAGAAAACGCCACCGTGAGCGACGCTGCGGAGTCGATCTACGACGCCGGAGCGCGCGACAAGCGCGATGAGATTCAAGGCCGCTGGAGCGATTTCCAAAACGCGCTGAAGTATTCCCGCACGGACACGCTCTGGACCGAAGCGCGCGAGCTGCAACGCCTCGCCCGCGAGGAGCGGGAGAAAGCGGCGAGCATGCCGAAGAAGGAAGCCTGAACTTTGAACCCTTTTATGAAAACCTGCACTTTCATCCTCGATCCTGGGCACGGCATGGGCAATCGCGTGCGTGGCCGCTACGATCCCGGTGCGGTGTCGCAAGGCGTCGAAGAAGCCAGCATCGCGATGGCGTGGGCGAATGAGCTGCGCGGCCTGCTGACGAGCATGGGCCACCGCGTGGTGCGCACGCGGAAGGATCGCCATGATCCGTGTCCGGTTTCTCGTCGGGATGACATCGCGGTGGCCTACGGTGGCACGGCGATGATCAGCCTCCACTGCAATGCCGCCAGCGGGCTGGCCAACGGCACGGAAACGTTTTACCGCGGCGCCGAGGACAAGGCGCTCGCCGAGAAACTGAACGCCGCCGTGTGCAGCGCACTGGGCACGAAGTCGCGCGGCGTCAAAACGGAGCAGGAAAGCCAGCACAAGAGCCTTGCGGTGATGGAGTTCCCGAACTGCTGGCTCATCGAGCTCGGTTTCATCGACCACGCAGGCGACCGCGCCAAGATGCTCGATGAAAAGCTGATGCTGCTGGCCTGCCAAAACATCGCCGCTGTGCTGCATGAGGCTTTTGCGAAGTGACCCCTTTTCCCGAACCACACGCTGAAGCGTGAACAACTTACCCGATCCCGATCATGCCCACCACTTATTCCAAGTTTCGACTCTACGACCAGGAGAACGGCGCTTACGTCACGCCGGAGATCCCGAACATCATCGACGTGGTTGATTTGACCAGCGTTTCCACTTCCAGCGGCAGCAATGAAGTCACGGTGGCCAGCACGACGGGGCTTTTCCCCGGCATGAGCTTGCACATCGCGACGCTGCCGCAGGGCGCTTTCATTCACGCGGTCAAATCGAGCACGGTGATCGTGGCGCATGCGCCTGCGTTTGATACGGCCACGGGCACCTGGACGGTGAGCGCGGCCAATGCCAACGCCACGGCCACGGCCAGCAGCATGACGGGCTCAGCCCGCGGCGCGAATGCCATCGGCATCCCCATGGTGGATGCGAATGGCAGCACCTACCGCAACGAGTTTGGCCACACCGGCGCGGCTTGGAATGCGCACGGCGAATACACCAGCAGCGGGCCGACGACGAACAAAGCGGTCGATCCGGTGGCGGCGCAGCCGGGCGTCGTGCTGACGCCCGACAGCGTCAGCGTGCTGCCCATCGGCGCGGGCACGACGGCGCAGACGGCCGTGAAGCTGTCC